ACTTGCCAAGTCATACTCCCAACCAATTACTTGTAATCTAACAGTTCTGTAACTATCATAATCTAACTCAGTAGTTAAAAACCCAGTTCCAAACGTGTTTCCCTTGCGTCTAAATGACCCCTCTAATCGGTAGCTAAGAGCATTGTAAACGCTTAACACATTACGAGCATAGCAGTCTCTTAAAGTAGGCGAATAACCGCCCAAAAGCGCCTGATTTTCAAACGATATGTTGGTTTGGGTGTAGGTAATTGACCCATTTGCATTCACTTGCAACAAGAATGTAGACGTTTGGTAATTGTTTCCGTTAGCATCTTTCAAAAACACCTGCATTTGCACGTTTGCCTCGCCTGTGTAGTCGTATCCGTTAAAGGTTATTGTCACATTTCTTTGCGTGCTAGAAATTGTTGTAACCGTTACGTTCAACTCAGCACTTGGAGGTGGAGGATTTCCCGATAAGCTGCTAACAAGAATAAAAACAGAGTCAATTGTAAAGCCACTTGCCGCCACAAATTGACGCTGATAAGTTCCAGTAACTGTGCCGCCTGAAAAACTTAGCGTATTAGCGCCTAAAGTATCAGTCAATCTGTTTACTTGTGTCACCGCACCGCTTGGAACTCGGATAATATTAGGAGTTGATGCCAAAGATTTCTCAACAAAAACAATTGCTGGCAAATCACCTATTTTAAACCAGTTCTTTGATGCGGTAATGCATAGGTCGCTAAATCTTAGCGTGTCCTCTCGCAAACTTGTATAGGCTCTAGCAGTTTCGTAAATCTTTTTTACCTCTGTCGGGTTCTTTTTACCCTCAAAAGTTGACAAAATCTTTGCGCTAGTAACTACTGCGTTACCAGTCTCGCCAAAGTATTTCAGTTCGATTGACAAAAAGCCAGCAGTCGGCAACACAAAGCTTGTAAGTTTAAACTTGCGCTGGTCATCGTCCTTTGTAGAATAATAGACAAACGTGTAATAAGTCTCACTCCAATCAAGTAGCGTCAAGCTACCAACAATTGTTGTACTTAAATACCTTGTCGTGTTGCTAGAATCTACGTGCTTGACCGCAATAGCCAACCCACTTGCTAGAGTCAAATAGTTGATATCAACCTCCAAGTCAAGGCTTAAACCAGCAAAGTCCAAGAATACTGGCTTTGATGTTATTGGCTGGTCTGTCTCTTCGCCGTTTGGCATAAAACGAATGTCCCAAGAAACACCTTGCTCGTCATCGTAACCAGTCTGAGACGGAATATTATTTGGAAAAACTTGAATAATAGGCGTATCAGGGTCAGGCGTTACAGTCCAATCGACTGGTTTATAAGGACCCTCTAAATACCAACTAGCCTCGTTTAATTGCTCTCCATTTGCAATAATTGACTGACCCAAATCGCCTTGCGTAACTGTAAGCTTTTTAATTGGTCTTTGATACTGCAAAAGCTGGTCGGCTTCTACTGGCACCCAATCTGTATTAACTCCAGTTTGGTCTGCAACTGTCTCCAATGTCATTGGATTATTAGTTGATGAGGTCAATTCGCCTGTAAAAAAGTCGTATAAATAAATAACGGTGCTAGAAATATTTCTCGCAATCGGTCGCTGAATAATCCATTTGTCGTTTGATTGAAATAAGACCCAACCAAATGTCCTGCATACCTCTTCTAAAAACTGAAAAGCATTTAAACCCAAAGCATCAAACGTGCCAGCTTGTACAAGCAAATTTTCGTCGTTGTCTTGGCTAAATATTGACTTTGTGTTGTCCATTACCAAACCCTCATAAAGGTCGTTACAGATTTCAAAATCCATTGCAAGACCAAGGCTATTCAACTGCTGAAAAACCAAAGTTCCCAAATCGGTATCAACGCTTGGACCAGTCAAAGCAACCTCTTTAAGTTGCGCCAGCGCATCTGTTGCAGTCAATACAACTGGATAAGGTGGGTCTTGGAATGGCTCCCCTACAATGTCATTTAGCAAGTAGCCTTTAAATACAATATTACCAGCAAACTCGTGAACAACGTAAAACTCTCGGTCAGAATAGCTAAAGAAATTTCTAAAATCTGTGTTTTCTGTTGAATAAAAGCTAATCGTCAACGTGCTGGACATAATTGGCGAAAGAATGTCTTCGTTATCCTCTCGCTCGTATGTGTGTACCGCTGGCGCATCCGTAGCGATTAACTCAGTTGATGAGCCAACAAATCCGTCTTGGTAAATGCTTACAAGATTTGTGTTGTTGTCTACGTCCTTAAATGGAATCGTATATTTTAAGCCGTATGCCATTGGTTAGAATTTGCGTTGTCTTGTTTTGTTTGCTCTGTTTAATGTGCCAACTAGGTTGTCACCGCTAATGCTAAAGGTAACATTTCCGCCTAGCATATTTTGCAATTTGTTCAAAGGTGCAATTACTTCAGGGTTAGTTCGTGCGCCTGTGTATTCCCCAACAAGAGCAGCAGTAGGACCTGAAACAATACCACCGTTTGCAAATGGTTTTAATCCGCCAATTCCAGCCATTGAACCACCTTTTAACAATGCTCCAAAACCAGTCTTGGCTCCAGCTTCTAATCCTTTAGAAACTAATAAGCCACCTGTTAAAATGTTTAATGTTACTGCCGCTGCAATAGCTGCAACAAATCGAATAATTAAAGCTTTTAAAGAGTCCATTATGCCTTGAAATATAGCTTTACCCCCTTCACCTAGCTGACTAATTGTTTGTGCAAACATATCGCCAACAAATAAAGCAGCATTCATATTTTGAGCAACTAAAGCAGTTTCATAAGCCATCTGCGTTTGTGCATCCTTAGCCGCATTCATTCTTATAATTGCATCCTCAGGAATAATAATGCCCTGCATTGATGCGCCAATCTGCTTATTTAAAGCCAAAATTCTTTGCCCAGCGTTCTCCATTATCTTTTGGCGCTCAGCATCAGCATTTCTATTTGGGTCTAAATTTCTTTGACCAAATGGGTCTCTGTCAGCTAGTTGATAAGTTGATTTTACGTGCTTTTCATATTCCTCAGATTCCTTTCGAAGCTGCTTAATCCTTTCCTCGTGAGCCTTTTTTCTTGCTTCAGCTTGTTTTTTAGTTTCCTCAGTATTTTCTTTTGTTTTTGTTGTTGTTGTTGCCGTTGCAGTTGCAAGCAAATCCTCTGAAGCTGCTTGCTCCTTTCTTATTTTTACATACGTTTGATAAAGCGCTTTTGAATCTTCAAGAGTATGACCTAAACGAATCATTTCGTTAAGGAATTTGGTTTGGCTTTCTCCACTTATCAAAGTAGAAAGGCTAAGACTATCGAACTCAGCAGCAGCATCCTTAACAGTTCTTGTTAAATCGTCTGTCGAATCGTTTACTTTTAATAAATAAGTTCTTGCTTCGTCGCTGGATTCTGCAATAGTTTTAAATGGATTCATTAACTCAATAATTTCTCCCAAATTTCTTAGGGAAGAAATGACGTTGTTAAGGTCTTTTACAAACCAGTTAATAAAGCCACTAGATGAGTCACCAATGTTTTTAAATAGTTGGGTGATGTTATCTTCTAAGTTTGAAATGGCGCCGCCAGTAGTTGCTGCAATAGCCTCCATTGAACCCGAAACACCTTCAAGGTTTCCAAGGCTCAAAATATATTCTTGGATAGCCTTGTCAGACTTTTGAACCTCAGTAGTTATTCCTTTAAAGGTAAATTGTACAACATCACCTTGAGCCGAAGCCTTTACTCCAAACTCTTTTAATCTTTCAAACTCTCCAGTTTGTGCGTCAAGTATTGCCTCTGTTAATTGGTCAAAAGATTTGCCAACTGAAGAGGCTAAGTCACCCATTTTACGCATTTGCTCCATCGTTGGAACAAATCCTCTGTTGGCTAATTTTACAAATGAGTCTGTTAATTCATTTACTTGAAAAGGAGTTTTTGCAGCAAAGTCAACGATTTGGTCCATTGCTGCTTTTGCAGCTGAGTTACTACCTAAAGCGGTAGTAAGTACCGCCTCCATCTTTTGAAACTCAACAGTAGTATTAAGAATCGCTTTGCCAAAATTTATTAATTGGTCAACCGCAAAAACGCCAGCCAATGTTGCTCCAACCTCGGAAAAGGTAGAAGACATTTTTTTTGTTGACTGAATCGTTTGCTTATTTGATTTGTCAATTGACGAATTAACTGAGTTGACCTCTGACTTTAGGTCAGCCATTGCCTTGTTAAATTCTTTTAACTGGGCGACAATGTCAACATTTAATTTTGCGCTCATTTTATGGTCTTGGTTATCGTATCAAAATTGGCTTCTTCTTCAAATTTAAGGTTTTGCCATTGTAGTCCAATTTGGTACGCTCTCTGCTTCTCTTCTTCAGTCGGAATTACAACTGGCTTGGCATCTAACAATGGAATTTTCCAGTACTTATCAGGCTTCCTAATCAAGTCGGATTTCTTGCTAACGTTTACGTTGTTAAGCTGCACCCAAAGAGTCCTAAATAAATTCTCCTCTTTGCTTTGCCGCATTTGGTAGCCGTAGGCAATCGACTGGTACTCGGCAAAAGACATAAAATAAAAGGAGTCAGGTGCAATACCTAACTCCCCAATGGCGTAATGGCAAACGTCTCTAAATGTTATTTTTTTTTTGACTCTCCAGCGTCTCCGCTTGGATACTCTACCTTAGTAATTGCGCTAATGCCCTGCATAATAACCACCACAACCTTGCCAATTTCGTCTGTTGGGTTTGTGTCTACCCAATCAATAATATCAACAAGTTCCAAAGAAAATTCTTTGTCGTGGTAAAGCGCATCGACATACAAAGCCGCATAAATAAATTTAGCGATTGCTTTAATTTGACCAACTCCTGTATGGGTTAGCGCCTCGATTGTTTCTTGGACGTCGTAGCCAAGACCTTCGCTAAAATGCAACAAAGCACCCATACCAAATTTAACGGTATAGGTGCTGCCATTAATTGTGATTATTGTTCTGCCTGTGTGATTCATAGGCGAAAGATAATACTAATTAAGTTGATGCTGGTACTACGGTCGCCTTTAGTAAAGGACCTTTGCCAGTAAATTCTACTGAATAGGTTACTGCCGCTTCCATTTCTGCACTTACAGAGATAGAGGCAACAGATGCGTTTCCGTAAAATACAAGGTCTCCAGCAACGTTTGTAGTGAACTTAAGAGCCACAACAGTACGTCCGCTTAGTAGGGTATAAATGTCACCAACGTTGTTTGTGTCATCAAATGCAACCAATCCGTCAGTTGAAATAGACCAATCACGCAAGCCAGCGATATGGTCCGCCCATCCGCCATCGTCTTTGCAAGTTGCATCTGCAAGGTCAACGTTTACAGAAAGTTCAGAAGAGGTAGCGCAACCAATCATAACGTTGTCAAGGTAAACGTTAAGAAGCGTGCCGTTAAATTTGCCAGTAGTAGCCATATTTTTATGAGGTTAATTCGATTTTTTTTTAAAAATAAAAGGACTTGCAAAAAATGCAAGACAATAAATTTTAAGTATAAACCAAAAAGTTGCCGTCTTGGTCAATAATAATCTCAAATAATTCGTCAACAATAAATCTTTCCGCTGGTAAAATGGTTGGATAAAGTCCGCCAACACCTTTAAAACTTACCGAAATGCTTGCAGCCTCTTCCATTGGAGCCGACTGGCTTATTGATTCAATCGTTGCCAATCCAATAAACGTTAAATTATCCTCTTGCCCAGCTGACAAATAAACACGTTCACGATTAACATAAGCAGTATAAAGGTCTCCATAAGAATAACCTTCTTGAATAAAAAGAGAGTCGCTTGATAAAGACCAAGACCCAAGCTTTGAAATATGGTCTGCAAAAAATCCTGACTCGTTGCTTGTCTTGTCTAGCTGACTCATTTCAGCAGACAAGTTGTAAGCCGTTGATTTGGCAATTCTAGCTAAACCAACAGAAACAAATAAAGCGGAGCCGTTAACCTTACCCATCAATCCAGTTTTCGATAGTCATGATTTCCCGATGCACAATATTTGTATCGGTAATGCTAGAAAGGCTAGTTTGCTGCACAAGTTTAGCCGTTACAATCTTTCCAACTTCAAGCAGTAAATAATTTTCGGGATAAAGGCAAACAAGCTGCAAAATAGAGTCGGCTATTGTGTCCGCATCAAAGCGTCCGTATGGAGCAATCCCAGCCGTTACAACGTCCAAAGTAATTGTTGTGATGTAGTTATATTCTTGGTTGTCTTTGTCGTCCTCTTGGGTCTGATTCGTGATAAGAATGTAAGGGAAATTGGCATCGTCAGGCGCAAACGTATCGTAGCAAAGTACTGGCGCACCTTTGTAAGTAATGGTTCC